CTGCTAGACACAAAGTCATCATCATCGATGAGGCGGATAACACAACAAACGACGTACAACTCTTACTTAGGGCGTTTACAGAGGAGTTTTCTAGCAACTGCAGGTTTATCCTCACCTGCAACTTCAAAAACAAAATCATCGAACCACTTCATTCCCGTTGCGCTGTGGTTGAATTCGGAATTGGGGGAAAACAAAAACCAGCAATCGCTGTGTCCTTCTCCAAACGAATTCAAGAAATACTTAATGCAGAGCGAGTCGAATATGACACAAAAGTCATCTACGAACTCATCAACAAACACTTCCCAGACTGGAGAAGAGTCCTCAACGAATGTCAACGATACTCTTCCTCTGGTAAGATTGATACGGGAATTCTTGCAACGTTCAGTGACGTAAAGGCAGATGAACTGGTTAAGAAACTTAAAAACAAGGATTACGGTGAGTGCCGTAAGTGGGTTGTCAATAACCTGGACAATGATACTAATTTACTTTTGCGTCGTATTTACGATGCTCTTAATATTTCCTTGGTTCCGAATAGCATTCCTTCTGCTGTCCTTATTATTGCTAAGTATCAGTATCAGATGGCGTTCGTGGCGGATCAAGAAATAAATATGCTTGCTTGTTTAACTGAAATTATGGTGGAGTGTGAGTTCAAATGACACATGGAACTAACTTAGACCCGATTTATACGGGATCTAAACAAACAAAATCTCAAGCAAATTGGTACGCTGAAAGAAAGAATGATCCAGAATTTAAAAGGAAAAATCAAAAGAAATCAGCAGAGCAAAGGGAAAAAAAGAAAGTGTTTTGGATGGAGTTGACAAAAGATGATGTGTGTGAGGACTGCGGAGAAACTGAATATTTAGAGTATCATCATTTGCCTGGTACTACAAAATTATTTAATTTGGGTGATGGTAAGTTTAGATATGGTAGACAAAAACTTATATGCGAAAAGGCAAAGTGCATTCCACTTTGTCCTATTTGCCACAGAAAAAGACACTATGGGTGAATTCAAATGAGAACACAAAACAAAGAAAACTATTACTACTGGTTCTGGATCGTGGCTATGATTGCATTCATAGTTCCTCAGGTATTTACTGCCTGGGCTTACTTAAACATTGTCTCAATTCTCAAAGGGTGGACTTTTTAACATGAAAAAAGACGACTTGATGCATCTAAAAATTCAAGCAGCAATGCGAGAGCATAACATTCCCGAAACTGAAATCAAGTATATTGGTGAAGGGGAAGGAACTCACTGGTATCGTATTGCTGATAAATATAGTGTCCCTGTAAATATGATTGAGGGGTTTGACCAAGTTGATTAAGTACTATGAAAAATCGTATTTCTAAATTGATCGACAAGTCTCTGAGATTCCATCATCGAGATATTCACAGAGAACTAAGTGCAATAAAACAAAAACAGTGTATAATAGAAGAGTGCCAAGTAAAGTTAAAAAGGCACAGCGTTTTCTGGGGTATCGCAATAATCTCAGTGGTGGCGGGGCAATTCTACATTGGTTCTCAACTTTCAAAAGTAGTAGAATCATCTAATACATGTGCTGTTCAGTTTCATTAATTATTATTTTTTATTATGATTGATTTTGAATCTTTTGACCTTAATCGTTTTTCTAAACTTTTAAGAACAATTGGTGGTTATACTCAGAACAACCTCAGGTATCCTAAAGCAGGGGAGTTGGTTGAGAAAGCACTCGATGTTTACAGTAATGGACTGCTAACTAGAGTAAATCTTCCAGGAGTTGATCTCATTGGTCCAAATGGGACAACTTATGAGTCTAAGGTTACACAGTTTAAGAACAAATCGCAGGTTGCTGTTAGGTCTTTGATCATCAAAAATCGCCGTTCTGCTGGAGACCATGATGACAAACTTGCTGATTATTTCATTATTGCTGATGTGAAAAAAGGGAAAGCGTGTTGCATTCCATCATCACAACTTTATAATTTTAAAGATACTGGTGCTGTGATGACTGCAAGTGCTAATCCCGAACCTTCTGATTTCTTTCTTACTGGTTACAATTTAATTGAAGGAAGAGAAGAACCTAGAGACTATTTTGCAGAATCTGATGATTTTGATTTATCTTTTATAAATTCTATTTGATGGTTGATATGACTACAAGTTCTTTGAAAACTCCTCTCCGATATCCTGGAGGGAAGTCTCGTGCTTGTAAGAAAATGGATCCTTTCTTTCCGGATCTTAATGACTATGATGAGTATAGAGAACCTTTTTTGGGTGGTGGAAGTGTAGCTATATACGTTACTCAGAAATACCCAGACATAAAAGTATGGGTAAATGATTTATATGAACCTTTATATAATTTTTGGGTAGTTCTTCAAGAAAATGGGGATGATCTTTATGAGGAACTAAGGTCTCAGAAATCTTCTCACCCAGATCCAGTTTATGAACCGCAAGAAAATGGTTATGAAATTCCAGCAAAGAGTTTATTTTTGAAATCGAAGGAGTTAGTAAATGACCCTGCCGTATCCAATCTACATCGCGCTTGTGCTTTCTACATTATCAATAAGTGCTCTTTTTCTGGTCTCACTGAGTCCTCCTCGTTCAGTAAACAAGCAAGTGTCTCCAACTTCTCAATGCGAGGAATTGAGAAGCTTCAAGAATATTCAAAGTTGATTGTGAATTGGAAAATTACTAATCTTAGTTATGAACAACTACTCATTGACAACAATGACTCCTTTACCTACCTTGATCCGCCCTACGAAATTGGATCTAATTTATATGGGAAACGAGGGAGTATGCATAGCGGGTTCGACCACGATGACTTTGCTTCCTCTTGTTCTAGCTCTGCTGGTTCTCAACTCATATCTTATAATTCGTCTCAACTTATTCGTGAGAGGTTTAAAGAATACCAGACAGGGGAGTTCGACCTCACATATACCATGAGATCTGTGGGAGAGTACATGAGAGACCAAAAAGAACGCAAAGAACTTCTACTTTTTAATTATGAACCAAACAAATCCAGAACTAAAAGACTGGTTACAATCGATCAATTTTACGAAAACTGACTTAAGTGAAAACATTAGCTCTTACCCTCCATATATTATTAATCGTTGTCTGTCTGGGCACATTGATTGCGTCATGTTTGCCAATGAAATGAATAAGTATTCATTTTTACAGAAAGATATGCAATATTCTTTTTATCTAAATAGTTTGAGGAAAAGGAAGAGATTCTCTCCTTGGATCCGAAAGGATTCGATTCAAGACTTAGAATGTGTAAAAGAATACTATGGATATAGTAATGAGAAAGCATTTCAAGCGTTGAAGATCCTCACAAAAGAACAACTTAGTTATATCAAGAAAAAACTTGACATTGGAGGAATGAAATGACTGAACCAATATATGATTGGTCACAAGATAAGATGGTTGAAATCTTTCTCAGTGAACCTGATGACTTTTTGAAAGTTAGAGAGACCTTGACGAGAATAGGTGTTGCTTCAAGAAAAGAAAAGAAGTTGTATCAATCTTGTCATATCCTTCATAAGCAGGGAAGGTATTTTATCGTTCACTTTAAAGAGTTGTTTGCTCTTGATGGTAAGAATACAAACCTTACTATTAACGATGTGCAAAGACGTAATAGAATCATTAAACTTATTTCTGATTGGGGTCTTGTTGATGTCTCAAGTGAAGATGAAATTGCTGATATTGCACCTTTAAATCAGATTAAAGTTTTAGCATACAAAGATAAATCAGATTGGGTGCTAGAACAGAAATATAATATTGGTAAAAAAACCAAACCTCAGGAAGAAACCGAATAAAAAATTACGGGGTTCACCACCCCGTTTTTTTATGCTATAATATAAATATTCATGGTTGCCTTCGGGGACCACAAAACACAAACTCGCTTATTAAAGGAGCTATCAAATGGGAGACCTAACGAGGTACAATGCTGCCAACATGAATCAGCTGTTGGAACGTATAAATAGAAACAGTATTGGTATGGATGAGTACTTTGATCGTCTGTTTACACTGCACGAAACAACGACAAACTACCCACCTTATAATTTAATTTCAGTCAGTGACACGGAATCACGACTGGAACTTGCATTGGCAGGATTTAAAAAGGAACAAGTAAATGTCTACACACAAGATGGAAAACTCTTTATCGAAGGACAACGAGAAGATGGAGAGTCAGAAACCAATTATGTCCATAGAGGAGTGGCTCAACGATCATTCACAAGATCTTGGACCATGGCAGAGGATACGGAAGTTAGATCAGTTAAATTTGAGGAGGGGCTTCTAACCATTGAGATGGGAAGAGTCATTCCTGAGCATCACATTCGTAAGGATTGGTTCTAATTAAACGAATAAATAGTTCTGAGTCTTTCGTGCAGACTCTACGAATGTCGGAAACCCGAAGACCTCCCTTGACGGGGAGGTCTTTTTTTGCTATAATTACTTTGAAACCAAATTCTCTATGAGAGATCTCTCCAACATTCCTCCCGGACAAACTCAATGTACTGTTTGTGGTATATTGAAAGAAAACAGTGAATTTACTTTTTACAAAGATCGACATACTGCAAATGGTTATCGCTTGATGACCAATACAAATTGTATTGATTGCCAAAAAGTTAGATCTAGGGAAAGGAGTGCGATTAAGAAAAAATTTAAAGATATTAAACCTCCTGAATTTGGAACTCCATGTGATTGCTGTAAAAAACCAGTTTATAGAAATTGGCAATTGGATCACTGTCATGATACTGGAGAGTTTCGTGGGTGGTTGTGTAAGCAATGCAATACTGGGTTAGGTAACCTTGGGGATAATTTGCAATCCCTTACTCTTGCTGTAGAATACTTAAAAAGATCAAAAGAAAATGCAAATCCCGGTCAACTCAATAATCTGCCAAAACAACGTATCATTCTTGAAAACTTTACCTGATGATTGTATTGATATGGTGGTAACTTCTCCACCATATGATAATTTAAGGGATTATAATGGATATGAATTAGATCTCCATGGTCTTGGTGTAGAACTTCTTAGAGTCCTCAAAGATGGCGGTATATGCGTTGTGGTAATCCAAGATGCTACAAAAGATGGTGCAAAGACCCTAACCTCATTTAGGACGATTGTTGATTGGTGTGACAATGTTGGATTTCGTCTTTTTGAGTGTAACATTTATAATAGACAAGGAACTGAAGGGGCATGGTGGAAGAAAAGATTCCGGGTTGATCATGAGTACATGCCAATCTTTATAAAAGGAAAAAGACCCCAATACTTTGATAAAGAAAATATCAAGATTCCTTCCAAACATGCCAACAAAGTAATGACAGGTGCAAACATTAGAACAAAGAATGGAAGAACTGGTTCTAGAAAAGTGAAGATCAATCCTACAAAGTGCCCTGGAACTGTTATGACATTTGGGAATACATGTGGTGGCGAAAGTAAATTAAAGAGTCAGCACCCTGCAGTATTTCCAAATATGCTTGCTTATGACATGATTGAATGTTTTTGCCCTCCTGGTGGAGTAGTTTTGGATCCTTTCAATGGTAGTGGAACTACTACACTTGCAGCAAAGTGTCTTGGTAGAAGTTATATTGGTATTGATATAAGTGAAGAATATAATCAAATTGCAATTCAAAGATTAAATACTGAAAAAATTAGTAGGAAGGTTGTTGAGATTAAGAAAGAAGTTGGTCCATTGGACAACTTCTTAGACAGTTAACATTTTTAATTTATTGGAGATTGATGAGTAAATTTGTAATAATTGGTACATCTTTGTATCAATGTGATACACTTTTATCTAAATAATCTTATACTTCTATAAAAACTATCATGGAATTCTTACTGTTTGTTATTCTGGGTGGAAGTTTTTGGGGGGCATACAAACTTACCCCAAAACCAGCAATTAAACCTGAAGAGGATCAAGACGAACTACTTCCTTGGTAAATTATTCATTTATACTAAATAATATTGAATATCGTCGCCGCTGGGGGGGCAACTGGCAAAATCCAGTTGACGCCCCCCTATTTTTTTGCTATACTGTTATTGACCTTGAATATGCCAATGGAAAACCTAGTAAAAGTCATTCAGATGACCAACTGCGAGAGACTTATCAGTCAGATCGAAGAAATTGGTGCTGACATTGGCGAACCTGACTGCAAGTTGGTCAATCCTATGGAAATTTGCGAGGGCAATATGCTCTCTCCTTGGATGGTAGATGTTACTATGCAGGATACATTCATGATCAGTTCGGATAAGATCATTACGCTTGCCGATCCAACCCCAACACTCCTTGAAAAATACCTACACGAAACAAAGTAATTATGGCACTATCAAATTCAGTTGCAGAGTCTCTCAAAGAAGCAGAGCTCA